GAGTTTCCCGGCGAACTTTCCCTCGGTTAGTTCAAGCCAGTCCTTCAGGGCGGAGGTTTCTAGGTCGGTCGAATTCGTGCGTGTGACAAGGCCAGTCGAGCGGCGCGTGCCGTCTGGCGAAGGCTCCTGCTCCTGAATGCGCCGTAACCCTTCCATACCGCAAGTGAATGTCTTGGCGCTCCCGAGCGGCCCCATCAGGAACCGCCGCCGCGCGTTGGAATTCCAGAACCGCTGTAGTGTCAGCCCGGCGGGGGTGAACTGCGCCTCGATCTCGCGGATGCGTGGTTGCGGCGCGTTCATATCACGTCGTCGTCAGTGAGCGTGGCTGGAGCGATCGAGGATTGCCCAACCACTGTGATTGATGGCACTTGCGCGGTCGCCTGAGCCGTGCCCCCGAAGGTCAACCTCACCACCGTCTCCCCCTGGTGCTGCACAACCACGCTATCCCCGTACCGCCCCCGGTCCCACTTCGACGCCGCCCATTGCCTGACCTTGGAGCGCAGCGCCGCGTGCGCCACATCCGCCCCGCCATCATCCGCGATAGCGATCAGCTCATCGGCCACGGCATCCGCGCGCAGCCGCTTCGCCCCGTCGTAGATATCCTGCCTCCTCGGGTCCGACGCGATCCACCCGGCAAAACGCCCCAGCGGGATGTTCCACGTGGCACAAATCGCCTTCAGGGATTCCCCTTCGGCAATCCGCACCGCGAGTTCCTCCATTGTGTCGCGCTCAGCCTCGATACGCTCCAGATACCGCGCGATCCGGTCGGCCTTAATCGGCGCTGACATGCTCACCACCACGCGCCGCCTTCGCGCGTTCCATCTGCTCCCTCTGCCGCTTGTACGGCCCGCGTCCCCACAGCCCCAGCCGCGCCATCCGCGCATAGCACCACGAACGGTTCACTCCCGCCTCTTCCGCCACCCGGCTAACGCTGCGATGGTGCTTTAGCAGCAATTCCGAAAAATACGCCCGCTCAAAAGCCATCAGCGCATCACGGTAGCGGGGAAGCAATGTCACGACAACCCGCCAACAGGAGCAGCGTGCGCACCAGTGCCGCAAAGGGAGGGAACCGGCAAAGCCGTAATGTGCGTCACGCGCTCCATCGCCAGCACACTACTCCGAATTGTTGCTCGGCGCAAAATTTTGAGGGTGACGGGGAAAATCGTGAGCAGGGGCACCCACGCGCCACGGCGCCAGTGGTTCTTGGGGGTACGCCTACCCCACCCCGGTCTTTCTCCCGGACAGGCCCGAGCCCCCCGTCAGTGGCCTATCTAAGCCCTCTATACGCTCATCTGTCGGCTCTTCGTCATTTAACATAATGGGCATATGCGACCACGCGAGAGCCTAACCTCATGATATGCATAGCGAATACTTTGCTCATGCGTAGATTATTTCGCCTGCCGGCGACTGTCAGGCAGTTATACACGAATCAGCGCACAGGATACGCACAGCTCAGCGCCTCACGAGGCCCAAATCTCAGCCCAAATTGCCGCACTGCAGCATGAGCGGAGGGTGAGCTGATCGAGCGCGAGATCGAAGGAAGGGCGCTTGCTAAGAAGATCAACGATGTCTCGAATTTGACCATCTTAAGAGGTCCATACGCGCGGGAAGGCAATCTCAGTAGTAGTAGTAGTAGTTTTCTGTATGTGAGTGTGGGGGTTAGCTTAAGGCTCTCTTTCCGTGTGTTAGTGGTGCCCTTAATGGCTCTGTCCTTAAGGCTGTCTTTTTGTGTGTGCCTGGGGTTATAAGGGCGTCTTAGCGGTTGTAGAGGTGACGTTTTGCGGCGTCACATTGTGACGTTGAGCGTCACTTTGCTGCACCGCGTCATGCGTATATCAAGGACTTAGCGCAGGCATGGTGTGTGCGTGGTGGTCTAGTGCGAGCCGCGGCGCCTTCCCGGCACATACCCGAAAGGGGACAACAATGGAACGCAAACTGTATCAACGCCTAGCCACCATAATCCAAGCACGCGAGAATTGCCGCAAGTCTGGCAATACTGAATGGTTTGACCGGCACGAGCAGCGAGCCGAGCACCTGTGTAAGACAGAGATGCCGAGCGGCTCAGGCTTCGACTCTGGTACGCGGATAGACTTCGATGCCAGTTCCGCGGACAAGCTCGTGTTCGATACTGCCTACCATCACATGAACGATAACGGCATGTATGACGGCTGGACCACGCACAGGGTTATCGTGCGCCCGAGCTTGGCGAGTGGGTACTATCTGCGCATTACCGGCTCAAACCGCAACGAGTTTAAGGATTACGCACACGACACGTTTGCTCATTGCCTTGAGCAGTTGGGCGAGTAGCGCGCATCCTGTAGCGGCTGGACTGGCCGCTATGGAATACGCACTCCCGCGTAGAATCTGAGCGGCAATGGTGTCGCGCTGATGGAGGGTGAGATGGACGCATTCGCAGGAGTTCTCTGGATCGGGATGTCGCTCGTTACAGCACTCGCCGGGCAGTTTGCCATCGCCTTCGGTTGCTTGCTGATCGCGGCAGCGTTTCTGGCGATTGCCGAACTGCAATCCAACTAAGCGCGCCGGGCGCTTCCCGGCTGACTCACACAGACTAAGGAGCTGAACATGACACGCAAGGACTACGTAGCGATAGCAGCAGTTATCAAGATGGAGCGCCGCCCGAATTCGCCTGATCCGAAAGGCTTCGTTGCCGAGCACAATAACGCCATCGAGAACATTGCACTCGGCGTTTCCCTCGTCATGCAACTGGACAACCCCCGCTTCGACCGCGCCCGCTTCCTGAAGGCTTGCGGGGTGGCGTCATGAACAAGGAACAACTACTGCAAGCACGTTTGCTGTTGCGCCGTTCAGGTCCAGAAGCCTTGCGTAATCCGCACGCGCTCACCGGAATGATGTGCCGATGCGATGATTGCTTTTGCTGTGCCGCTCGCCGGGTCTACAACGAATGGCGCGCGGATCAGATCATCCAGCAATCTCAACCCCTGCCGCGATAGGGCTGTCATATGCTTGTAGTTCGTGATTGCGTACTGGTGTGCGACTGTCATGATTGCTTGGCTGCTTAGGCAATACCGCGGCTTCAGGATATGGCTTGCGCTTTGCCTTGGGAAGCCGCTGAATGTTGATTGGTTTGGGGCGCGCGAACAGGAAGATAGCACCCAAGCGTTCCAGCGAGCGATTGAGAAAGCGATCCAATGAAATCAGGCTTGGGGAGTCGCCTTAACGCGGGCTTGGTAGGCGAAGCGCCTTGCGACGGGGAATGTCGCCCGATGCAACGAGACATGGCAGACCGGAGAGACGGTCAATGAACGGAACCGTTTTCTACGCGCGGCTTGAAACTAGCGAATGCACGGAGAATGAGGCGCTGCTCTGTCTATACCTGTCGAAAAAGGACATGGACCCCGCGCATGGCTGCTCGTTCCACGCTATCAGAATCTCGCAAGTAGATTTGACACAGCTTATTAAGCGCGGCATCAAGATTGCGATAACCGAGTGACCTAACCCCCGCACTCCCGGATAAGGAAATGAAATGGAAACGCACTTCGCCGATACGGCTGAATATCAGAGCTTAGTCGAGCAGGCAACGGCCCTAGCCGATGAACGCGACCGCCTACGCTCGCTCAACGCCGAGCTGGTGAAGGCGCTGGAGCCATTCGCCGCCATCTTCAAGCAGAAGAATCCGCCCGATGTAGATTACTACATGCGAACGAATACGGATCACGCGTGGGGATTCAACGATTGGATACTGCACTGGTCTGATCTTGTGAATGCCCGCGCCGCCCTCTCCCGCTCCAAAGATGCTCCGCGCGGCTAGACTGGTGGCCTACTGGTGCGCGATGGTCGTACTCGACCCGCTCGCTAATCTGGCGTCCAAGATCGCGGCGGGGTATCGTCGATGGCGGCGCGCTCGCCGGCGAGTTTCCAGTACCAAATTGTAGTCGCTGCGAATCCTTCCTTTTCGCTCCTCACGCCCATCGAGCGTTTCGCGCGCCCCAAGGTGGCGAGGCTGACGCCCGCGGCCTTCGCCAGCCGCTCGACCTCTTTAGCCTTGACTCTGCCCTCCGCAAGCGTTTCTGTCAGGAATTCGCGCGCTTCGGCCAAGCCCCCGCGCTCATCGTGCGAGAGGGAATCGTAACCGGAAGCTTCGTCCGCGCTGATCGTCACGCGCTCGTCGTTCCACATGATCCGGCTCGTCTTGATAAGTCCCCCGGCATCGTCAAAGCCCATTTCCACACCCTCGACGCCAAAGGACAGGCCGGTTTCCTCGCTGTCGTCCGCAAGATTGTTCTTCACGGGCAGAAATAGGCGCTTGCGAGGGTCGTCCTTGTCCTTGCTCACCTGCCACACGGCACGCGGTCCTGCGACGAAGGCCATATTCCCCTGCCCGCGCGCTATCGCCCGCCCGCCCGCCTTGGTCAGGTGGTTGATAAGGATCATGGTGATGTTCAGCCGCTCGACCAGCTCCGACACGGGCCGCAGGAGCGAGCGCACGTCCACATTCTTGTGGCTGTCGATATCGCGCTTGCCTTCGCCGGGGTCCTGGTAGGCTGATACTGGGTCCACGATGACGAGCATCGGATTGGGAAGCTCCTGCAGGAGCACTGCGAGCGCGGTCACGTCCTCGGCCAGGCTGAAGCCACGGGTGCCATCCCCTCGCTCCCGGCGCATGGCCTGAAGGATCGTCACGCGATCGAGGTCCGCGCCGGCTGCCCGGAGCCTAGGCGCTATCGTCTTGGAAGCCGAATCCTCCGCCGACAGGAGCACCACATCCCCCGCCGGGCAGTCCTCCCGCGTCACCGGCCACTTGCCGCCACGGGTCACGATCGCGCAGATGGAGGCCGTAATCTGCGACTTCCCGAGCCCCGGATCGCCCTGGATGACACATATCTCCCCCAAGGGTATCTTGCCCGGCCAGAGCCAGTCCGTGGCGCGCATCTGGATGCTCGAAGCCTTGCGATAGACGATCCGGCCCAAGACCTCGGCTTTGGCTTGTTCCGTGTAGGAAGGCGTGGGAGTGTTTGGCGCGTGTCCCGCGCCATTGGAGCGGCGTTTTGCGCTTGGCGGCGTTTGTGGAGGCTCTGGCGGTGCTTCTAGGGGCTTCGGCGGGTCATATTTCCTGGCGTGCGATCTGGCATACG